TGGTTGGCAATTGTGAGGGGCAAACCTCTGCCACTTTTACAGCAGAGTAATGACCTTGAAATTTGTAAGTGGCTACTCACCTTACCAAAGGTTGGCTAAAGCCTTACCAAAGGTTGGCTAAAGGAAACCTACCATTTATCTCTCGATAAAAAATTCGTAAAGGGTGCCCACACCATTTTCGAAATTTTAGAAATGCCCTCCATTTTCTCTGAAGTATTACGATACACCCCGTTAAATCCTTAGCAGGTATCGGATAGAATCGCATGATTCTATAATTATAAAGGTCTGGTATGTTGAGGATAGGAATACCCTTCGCATAACATGTATAAAAAGGACCCGGGTAGTATTTCACTAGGAAATAAACAGGGTTTTCCATACCTATAGACCTGTGCGGATTTATAATCCGCATCGGTCTAAAGTCTTTAGATACTCCTCTAACCCTTTCTCAGTCCATTCTTCCGAAAGCCTTATGAAATTACTATGGGCTTTGACAACCTGACGATAATGTCCATTCTCGAGTTTCTCCACAAGAGTATGTCGTATAGTATTCTCAAAGACATACGAGGCTGCGAATAGGTTGTTCCATTCTGTTGTGTAAGAACAGGGTCTCAGAATGGGCTGTTTCGGATTGACTGTAAGGAGTTGTATGGCTTCTGAACGGCTAACTTTTTGAAACATTCTAATTTCCTATGTGAATTCATAACACATCACGAGTCCTTCTTGCCAGGCGAGAGGGCATGCTTTGGCTTTGGTAGGAAGGTCAGAATGGTTTTCAATAGGCTCAGAAGGTTTCATCTGGTCTTTGAAGAAGGTAGCCATCCAATCTAGATGTTTGTCCAGTTCTGGATGAAACTGGACTCCCCAGAATGGAATCACCCTACCTTCTATACTACTTACATATTCTGTTCCATAGGCATCTTTGGTTGTTGTGAGGGGTCGGAAGACATGACATAACATTTTAGAACGCAAGAACTCCTTCAAAGTAATTCCTAATTCATGGCTAAACGGAACACCACCCATTTTATGAAGACGCGCTTTCTCAGCCTTCGTAGCGGTGCTATACAGAACAGAATCTTTCGTATCAAATTCTTTGAGAACCGCCCTTCTCTGAATCATTCCTGCCATACTCTCTAATTGTCTTCTCCCCCCTATCAACAATATCAGCATCTGAAAGCCATGACAAGTGCCCCAGACAGGAAGTCTATTAATTACAGACACCTCCAATAGAGTTCGCACAAGTCGCACATATTGTCTGTCAAAATGAGGTCCGCCTTGAAGAAAAATACCGCTGAGACCTTTACAAAGAGCCCTCACCTCTCGTAAAGGAGTGTTCACAGGAATCGGAACGACCTCCATTCCACCCTGTTCGAGCCATTTGACATTCGCGACAGTTATATAGGATTTTTTCGTGCCTCTGACAGGCATCGTTGGAACACCGACTCGGTAAACCATCCCTATTCATCCCCCTTAATTTGCGAATAGAAGACGACCACGCCCCCGCTCTATCTCATAGACATTCCAGCCCTCCATGAAGACTCGGAGTTCCGTCTTCCTTTGACTACTCGTTCCAGAAGAAGGCAAATAGGGAACATTATTCAATTGAACATACAGTGTCGGTCGGTCTGCCGAAGTGAAATTGACAGCGCCATTTGGAACTCGACTAAAAGGCCGAATTTCACTATACAAATCCCCCAGATTCCACCGGAACTCCCCAATATTGTAGCCAGAATCGTTTTCATCTTTGGCATAGGCCATGATGTCTTGCCAGACCTGAGAACCATATAGGAATTCACGGTCTTGTCCTGCTATAATTAGTTTTATGCCGTTATAGAATTGAGTGTCAGGAGATGCCGGGTCATATACATCGATGTAATTATTTCGGTCGAGTGCTTGTTGAGTTCGGAAGAAGAAGACCACGCGTTCTACGGGATGTCGGGCATCCAGTCGTCGGGTGCTTGCGGCGATGCCACTTACATCGAGGGGGGCATAGTCGGCTTCACCGAAAGTGAAGATGTTCTCAAAAGGACGGCGGAACGGGATAGACTGTTTGGATTCTTGGAGGGCTCGTTTGGTTTCGGGGCTCACATAGGACTGGACAGTTTCTAAGAGAATGGTTGGTTGACCGATTGCGTTCTGAGGAACTGGTTGAAAGGTGTAGGGTTGAGGACCTGAGATGCTGGGAAGGTCATAGGTGAAACCTGAGGCAAGCCAGGGTTTGGGTTTCATGAGAGTGGGGTCATCCGAGACAACCAGGTCTTCTAGATTGCGCAATTTCATACGCACCCTATAACTTTGATTGGGCAAACAACAGACGGGAAAGCCACCATCCCCAGGAGTCTGAGCGCCTGGAATGGGCAAAGAGAGTCGGAGTCGGCTAGGGGTGGCTCGGCCGGCAATATTACGGCCTGGATAGGGGCTGGTGTCAACGCCACCTAGATATTGGCTGTCTAAGTATGCGCTATTCCAGGAGCCTTCTGTTGCGCTCAAGGCAAAGAGGAGGTCGCCTGACCATTCTTGAAGAAGGGCAGAGTCCTGATAGAGTTGGATGCGTTCAAAAAGGAAATAGCCTATGTAGGCACAATAGCCATAACTGACGCCGGATAGGTCCTTAATCCAATAGGTCTGATTGGCATCCTGAGGTGGTAGGGTAGTTCCTCCGAAGACAACGGGGAGGGGAGGAAGCCATGTGGGCAGGTCTATGAGAATAGTACACTGGGTGAGAACATCTCCGTACTTGTCCAGTTCGATTTCACAGGTCTGGCCGAATTTGGGAGCATTTAAAGGTACGATGGTTCTGCGTTCTTCTAAATGGGGCGTGGAGGCATTATAGTCGCTATTGAAGACATGGACGCTGGTGTCTCGGTCAACAGCAAAATAGGTATCTTTTTTGCCTCGGGCTACGAGTTCAAAAATGGAACCTTGTATATTTGGTTGAGGAATCTGGCTCATCTCTACTAACGATAGATGGTTCCTCTTAGACCGATGCGGAATTTATACCGATAGACCAATGCGGAATTTAATTCGCAAGTGTCTAAATATTTCAAACCAGCAGATGGTAAAAAGATTTAGACACTTCTAGGCGTTCAAGGATCTAAAATAATCAATCCATCTTCACCTGATTCCATCCATCAATTGAAAAGCAGTCCCCGTGCCATAGTTTTCCTTCTTCAAAAGGTGGATAATAGACTGTGGAATCATATGCCAAATATCCTATAACTGCTGAAAAGGTTCCATGGGATAACACAATATTCTTACAGGTGGATCCGAATTGAATTGTTTGAACCGGGTTATAATCTAATAAAGTTGCGGCAGGATATTTTTGACAAATCTCCTGAACAATCGAATGCCAAGGGCTATCACTCGCAATATATAACTTATCAAATGATACAGAGGCAATCGCCTTTAAATAATAGGCAAGTCCTGGATTATATCGTATGACATCCCCTAAACGAATATGAATGAACAGATCCTGATTAGTCCCGTATCGTTGTTTGAATGGATTTGCTGCTACAATCCCCCTCTTCACTGTCTCTTTTCGTAGATGGTCATACAATATATTGGTATATTTCTTAGATTGAAAACAGCCAGATGTATAAAAATTTACATACAGTGTCTCCATGTTATAAAGTTCCCAATAATTCTCTTCATTCATTAATATGGACTCTGTGTAATTATTTGACCCTACAAAAAGTCCAAGACCAAGTTGGTTCATTTGTTCTGCGTCATGATAGACAATATTAAGATTATGTTTTTCAGCCAGAAGAGAGCTCACAATATTCCGTATAACTGTATTACAAAGACGACCATATCCCCTTGTTTCAGACATGTTATATGTTACTTAATTCATATCTAATAATTACTTAAGTTCTTCTTATAAATTTGATGATTGAAAATCATCTGTATACAAATTAAAACCCTATAAATGAAACTTGTGATTGTGGAAAGCCCTGCCAAGTGCTCCAAAATCCAGGGATTTCTCGGTTCTGATTACGAAGTGGTGGCGTCCATGGGACATATTCGTGCTTTAGAGGAGTCCCTGGAGGCAGTCGGTCTGAAAACCGACTTTGAACCTCGCTTTGAATTCATCGCCGAAAAGTCCAAGGTTCAGAGGCAACTTAAAGACGCAGCCAAAGGGAAGGACACGATTTATTTGGCTGCGGATGATGATAGGGAGGGGGAAGCCATAGCCTATTCTGTGGCGCTTCTTCTCAAACTTCCGCTCAAGACGACACCTCGTATTGTGTTCCATGAGATTACGAAGCCGGCCATTCTGGAGGCCGTTGCGAAACCTAGAACTCTGAACATGAATCGCATTCTGGCCCAACAAGCCCGTTCTCAACTTGATATGATGATAGGATTTACACTCAGTCCCATTCTATGGAATCAGGTTGCCCGTGGCTTATCGGCTGGCCGTTGTCAGACGCCGGCGCTCAAATTAATTGTGGAAAAAGAGGAACAGGTGGCAAAGTTCAAGGCTACGAGCAGTTGGAAGATAGATGGAACATGGAAGGCTGGAACAACCACCCTATCCGCATCTTTAGCCGACGACCTGGGCATCTCTCCCTCAAAAAAGGGAGAGAATCGTCCGTTCGTCATTCAGGCAAACCTGAATGACGACCTGGAGGACGAAGAATCCGCCACAAACTACTTAGACAATAAAAGAACAGCCCTCAAAGCCACTGTTCAGACCAATACTGTTCGCCCTTGGACCTCCAGTCCCCCTGACCCTCTCATGACTTCCACCTTACAGCAACAGGCATCTGCCCTCTTCGGTCTATCACCAAAAGCCACTATGCAAATCGCCCAGAAACTATATGAGGCCGGCCACATCACCTATATGCGCACCGACAAAGCCACCCTGTCAGAAGAAGCCATCAAAGAAGCCCAGGCATGGATTGAAAAAGAGTTCGGAAAAGAATACTGTACACCTCCTCCTAAAAAAGAACTTAAAGAAGGAGGACCAAGCCCTCCAAAAAAAGGACTTAAAGAAACAAAGGGCAAAAAAGAACTTAAAGACGGAGAGGGAGGGGGCGAGGGGGTACAGGCCCAGGAGGCGCACGAGGCTATAAGGCCAACTCATATGGATGTAGCAACGGTGGAGGCAGATTACCAGAGACTTTACACTCTTATTCGGAACAGAACACTTCAGAGTGTAATGGCCAAAGCAGAAGGGGAAACTTGTACCGTCGTCTTCCATTCTGAGGATGAAGACAAGGATAGTCTTCTCCCTTGGACTAGTAAATGGAAACGCACCACTTTTCCTGGCTGGCAACGGATTGGCAAGGTTGCGAATCTGGAAGAGACAGAAGAAGAAGCAGATTCAAGTGCTACAGCATGGACACAGGCTTTGTCTTTAAAGCCAGGCACAACCCTCACTTGGTCCAAGATTCAGGCGCATCCTCATGAGACCAAGGCCAGTCCCAGATTCACAGAAGCGACTTTAGTAAGAGAACTGGAGAGTCATGGAATTGGCCGTCCATCTACATTTGCCTCTCTTCTAGCCGCCGTTCAGGACAGGGGATACGCAGAGATTAAGGATTTGCCAGGGAAAGAAGTGGAGGTGAAAACATACACCCTGTCAGCACCTGAGAAGCCATTTGAGACGCAAGTAGCCAAGAAGAAGATAGGAGCCGAGAAGAAGAAATTGGTTCCGACGGACCTTGGTAGGAGTTGTCTGACTTTCCTCCAAACCCACTTTCCGCATCTCTTTGATTACAAATTCACGAGCCAAATGGAACAGAGGTTAGACCATATTGAGAAGGGAACGGAGCCATGGAAACAAGTTCTCAAAGATACCTGGGCATCCTATAAGGATAAGTATGAGTCTATGTTGGTCAGTCCAGCAAAGACAGGAATTGATTCAGCAAAAATAAAAGTATTAGGTTCTGACAATCCGAGTCTTGGAGTTCTCAAGGCCGTCATGAGCAAGAAAGGTCCCCTATTATTGATTGAAGGAGCCACGAAAGAAGATACCAAATTCTTCGGGTGGCCTTCTGGGGTCGCCTTCCAAGATATCACAGAAGCAGTCGCAAGAGCCCATATGGCATCTGCCATAGTAGCCAATACAGGTGAGCAAATAGGAATATGGAAAGACAGACCTGTGATTAAGAAAGTAGGTAAATTTGGTGCCTATGTTCAAGTTGGGGACCCGCTAATAGCAACTACCTCTTCTGGAGCAAGGCTCCAGAAGATGGACCTCAATCTATCCATTACCACAGAAGACACATGGGAAACCATTCAAGCCAAGTTGGAGGCGAAAGGAGAAGGAGGAGTTCTCAAGGTCACGAAGGAATATGAATTCAGAAATGGTCCCTATGGCCCCTATATGTATAAAACGGCGCTCAAGAAGCGTGTCTTTGTCTCTGTTCCGAAGGATACACCGATTCAGCATTTATCGGACGCTGAAGCGGAGGCATTATATAAGGCTGGGCTGGAAGCCAAGAAAAAGTTTATCAAGAAACCCTCGTAATGTATCGCTCTAGTTCAGTTTCAAATACTTGAGAATCGAGAACACGGAAGCAAACAGAACTCCTCCCCAGATAGTATCTGCGACTGCCACCCCAATCTCATATTTTTTCAGAAGGGCCAAATTTGTAAAGTCATAGACGGCATACACCGCAGAACCCATAAGAGCCGCTTCCATAACTGAATGTACCTGAAAAACAAGGTAGGTAAGAGCAATATAGACTACAACTGCTGCTAATAAATTAAAGAGAACAGGAGATGTCTGGATGCGTTCAGTCATTTGGAGGGAATATTGACCGAAAGTGAAAAGCCATAGGGAATCAATTGCGATTAAGGCGATAATGGCCGCAACAATTTGTCCTAAGGAGGGTATCATCTCTATATGAGCCTAAGCCTTTCCATCAATTCCCTATCAGGAATGACGGAGACCATCCATCTTGATGCCTTTCAGGCCAAACTCCATGGCTTAAAGATTCTATGTCAAGGCCCCTTTCCGAAAGGGAAATTACCGCCCATTCTGGAGGCGATTGAGAACATCAAAGCCCCATTTCAAAAACGGGTCCTTTTGACAAATATGGATGTTCCTTTTTTTGCCAATACATTTGCCTTAAAATATGATGCCACTTTTCAAATTAATAATATAATTGACTGGTCTTTGGCACTCACTTATATTCTTCATGCGCCGAAGGATATTCTGGTGGTAGCGGAGGACTTGGCAATACCGGAGGGGGTCTGGTCAAAGTTATCCAAGTCTATTACATTTGTGTCAATTGTCAAGACGCCATTAAAGAATGTCACGCCGTATGATACGGTGTTTTTTGCTCCAATTGAAGATTTTGGGACAGTATACGCATCGGATACTGTATATAAGGCGGTTCTGGCGCTCACAAGGAAGCCTTATGGGCAGAAGGAGTATAGGGAGATTCTTCAGGAACTGAGAGTGGCGAATGCCGGACTCGCATGGTTAAGGGGTTCTGAATCTCTGTTCTGGTATGAGCCGGTGTCGGAGAACTCTGAGAAACTGTCTAGAAAACAGTTAGCAGAACTCTTTACTTGGTTGTCAAACCAGTATGAATAGCGGTTTATCGGCTACCAGGGGGGTGATTGCCGCTCACATCCATGGGTCCAAAGAAACCACCCTTGTGCTTGCGAGTGTGACGCATGCCCTTCTTCATGGCCTTGAAGGTTCCCTTCTTGGGCTTGTAGCCGAGTTTGAAGAGACGCTGAATAGCCTTCTTGCCGGCCGCATGCTTCTTGCGACTTACAATGCGTCCCTTGTGCTTCATCAAGTCCTTCTTGTGAAGACCTCCTGAGGTGTGTTTTGCGGTTCCGTGAAATACTTCTGCCTTTGAGCCAACGGTCTTTGCGTGTTCCATGGTTCTGTTAGAGCCTTTGAAATTTATACCGATAGATATTTCAACCATCTGCTGGTTTGAAAGATTTATCGGTATAAAATGCCCGTTGGTATAATATTCCACATCGGTCTAAAAGAAAAATTTGAATAAATATTTTTTATAGAATATAAAGTATCTCACGCGATTTAGTTATAAGACGCAATTGATTGAATGGCGACAGCCAAGCCAACTCGTATGATTTATACTCGGAATGAGGCCGGACTCTATGTTTGTCCAGATTGCGGGATAACAAAAGAGAAGCAGAATACCATGCATTATCATATGAAGACACATCTTGGAGTTCTTCCAAACACCTGCCAGTTCTGTAAGAAGAATTTCCTCCAGAAGCAGCAACTGGATACGCATTTGACAACAAATGCTGGAAAGGGGTCGCATCCAGAAATAGACAAAACAAGGGTGACTATGTATGAGTGTCCATTTGAAGGTTGTGTAATCACATCCTCGAATAAGGGACAGTGTCGGATACACTGTATGCGTAAACATATGGGAAAAGAAACGGCGGCAATTTTAGAGCGGGGAGAGACAAACGAAATCTCCTGTAAAGAATGTTCGAAATCCTTTCTGAGTTTGGGGAGTTTCTATTATCATACTCTGAAGTGTGTCCATTTGAAGCCCTCAGATACGAGGAAACTGCTATTGGCTCAGTTATTTTGAAGTGCTAATAGGTGATTGTTACGATCAATACTGGTCTGAATGCGACGAATAGCGGCTCTTCGACTTGTACAAGTTTGGCAAAGAAGTCCTTTCAGTCCAACCCTTGCTTGTTTTTGATATTCTGTTCCGCATTTACATCGAAAATGTATTGTAGTAGTTCCTTTTATTATAGGATAATCGCCAATAAGAGTGGCTCCATCTATTTGTGCCCTTTCTTGAATACCTTCCATTCCTATTCCTATCTCATTCTTATTCTTTAATTATACCAACGGGCATTTTATACCGATAAATGGAGTTGCTGTATCGCCGAATAGGTGTGGTAGCCGAGAGCCGCGAATCCAGCCATAATACAGAGTTCATAGGCAAATCGGGGAGTTTCACGGTTATTGTAGCCGATATAAATGAGAAGAGGTGCTATGAGTAGCATATGAATGAGATTGACCCAGGCATACGCCGATTTCTGGCTCAACCGTACTATATATTTATAACTCTGGTATATAAGAACGAAGATACCGAGTCCCAGAATAGCCTTGTATGCCCAGTCGGCCATCTTATTTTGGAAAAAGGCTATCACAAAGAAGAGGGGTGCTACAAAAAGAATATGGAAGAGTGCGAGAATCATATGAACATCCATGGTGTCTCTATCTTATTCATAGTAACTTTAATAAGGTTTCGGCGGATTCCAGGGCGCCTTCCGTCCATGCCTGTTTGAGACTAATGCTTTCTCCACAGGCAAATACCCTATCCGTTAATTGGTGGGCCCTATCGCTCATTCGCCTGACATCGTAGAGACCAGGAGTCCAATAAGTACATCCTGATGTCCAAGGGTGAATCTTAAACAGAAGAGGGTCAGGTATATCGTGTTCTGGAAAGAGGGAGTGAATGTGTTTCATGACTTCCTTTTCCACAGCCCTGTCACCTCCTTTTTTTAGAATCTTCATCCAGTACTTGGCATAGGGTCCTTCTGTATAGGAAATCATGATTGTGTCTTTGCCGACCGGAATGATGTAGCGAACAGGGTCATTGGCTACCATTTTACTTAAACCAGAGAACCAAGACTTTCCATTTTTCAGGGGAAACACGGCATACATTCGGACCAAGGGTTCCATGGTCAAATGTTTGAGGGCAGGCATATGTCGTTTGGCAAATGGAATATGGTCCAAGGCTTCCTTATGAAGTGCGAGAATCACCCTATTGGTTTCTAAAGAGGTTCCATCAGAACAAAGAACTAGAACCCTGTTCCCTTTTTCTTCTATATCGCGAACTGCCGTCTTGAATTGGATGGTTCCTCCACGCTTCTCAAAATCGGCTGCGACTGCCTCAGGGATAGCCTGGTATCCCTCTTTGACAGTACAATAATGGGCATCTTTGGAGAATTCATTCAAAAATGAATGGAGTGCTAAATCGGCTCTCATAGTGTGTACTTCAGCCCAGTAGGGGAATTTAAGAAGGAAGTCATGGGCGAATTTAGAGCCATGGATTTTAGTTAGAAGGGAACCAATTGTATGTTGATATAGGGTGGTAAGAGGAAGAGAGGTGAGTGGTTCCAAGTAGGTGGTTAGGAGACTATCAAATTCTCCTATTTTTGATTTCCCATCTAGATAGAGGGTTTCGTTCCCTTCAATAGGAAATAAATGAAGGCCATAATCGTCCATGAGTTTCAGAAGGCGTCCGTGTCTCATAGAAATGCGGCCGGCTCCTATTTCCCACTGATGTCCGTCTTTATGATAGGTTACGATTCTGCCGCCGATATAATTGTACTTCTCAAGAATGAGTATGTTTAGACTTGGTTTCTCCTTTAATAATTTGAGACCTGTATAGAGGCCGGCGATACCTGCTCCAACAATAATATAGTCGTAGGTCATTCTCCCTATTATATTCATCTCTTTAATCATAAAATATTTATCGTTAGTGGTGGTGCTACCCTAGTGACATTCGTCGTCTCATTTTATGAGATGACGAATGGTGCTACCCAGAATCGAACTGGGTCCTCAGGAGTCAGAATCCTACATCGTAACCATGTTGACTATAGCACCTATAATGGCTTGAAATGCTATTATAGGTGCTAGTATTTGTTCTCGCCTTTCACACTTTGTCCGTAGAACAAATAAAATCAAATTAAACGCACCTATCACATCTTTGGCCACACGAACGCCTTTTCCTTCATCAAAGGAATTTTCAGTAGGAACAATCCTAAAATAATCAACAGCAATCCAAGATACTGGAGACCTGAATCAAATCGTTCTCCTAAGAACACAAAGGCCGCCAAGGATTCCACAATTGTACTTATACCATCCCAGGCTCCATTTACCATCAGAATACTGGAGCCCTGAAGACTCACTATCAGCATAATGACGACTCCAACATAGCCAACAGAGCCAATTAAAAAAGGGATGATACCACCTTTATTTGCGAATTCTTTAAATCCGAAATCACCTATAATTTCAACAAGGGATAGTCCAGTAATTTGGACTACGCTCATCTCTCTACTTTGGGGTCGCATTTGTCGTAGAGGTTGCTTTTGTGGCTTCTGCCATACGCTTCCTCTCCTCCTCTCGATCCACTCTCTCTTTTTCCTTAACAATTGCCTCCTCCTCTTTCCTCTTTCTAGTTCTCTCTGTGCCATGAACGACCTCCCATTTATCATTTATCCAGGGCACTGAGCAGTTGAAGGACTTACCCACATCATTCATAGCCGAGAAGGTAAACTTGCGCAACTCTTCCATTTCCAATCGAATCTCCAGAATCAATTTTGTAGCCTCCTCTTTGTCATACTTGGGTGTCTTCGCAGTATCAATTCGACGGAACAGGTCAATTGTCGCGCCATTAAAGGCATCCAGAATGTCTCGTATCTCATTACTCTTCTGGCGCTCCTTTTCTCTCTTGGCCAATACCTGTTTCCAGTTCTCTTCAGACGATTCTTTGAGAAGATACTGAACTCCAATATCTTCGTTGTTCAAAGGGTCTAAATGGCGCTCATAGCGATGTCGTTCTACATCGCTCATATGGACACAGATACGCAGAATTTCTAGGAGTTCCTTGCGGTCTTCCTTATTGGCATTTGTTAGAATTGATTGAACATGATAGGGATTGGGCAGGCCACCACAAGGAATAAAGCCAGGATTCTGGGGGGCTGCCTGGCCTCCTTTGGCGAGCCACTGGAAGTAGTGGGGGTTATGGACAATTCCCGCTTTAATGACATTCCCTGTGTTCCACGAAAAGGGCGTATGACAACTCACACACCACATCATATCACATCCATCAATTTTGTTAATCATTTCTCCACAGGTCGGGCAGGGTTTCGTGTCCTTTCGTATTAGCGCAGCGGTAGCGAGGGCATCTGCGGTACAAGTATGAGGGGCATCATGGACGAGCCCTTTAATTTCGAAGCAGTCAGGACAGGCCCATGAACTACAGAGACCGCATTTCCATGCGCTGGACAAGAACCCTTTACATTCGGGGGCAGTACAGCGCCGCACAAACTTGGTGGGAGTTGCCTTTGTCTTTTCGCCGGCCGCCGCATTCTCCTCAAGCCCATTTCGGATATTATTGACGCGTCGCCAAATCGCGCTTCTCTTCTTGGATAGTTCAGACAATTGTTTGTTCATCTCTTTCTCAATTCTGTAGTACTCCTCGGCGATTGCCCTGTCTTCTTTCTCAATTTCACGGGCTCGGACTTCTCGTTCCGCAACAGGCTGATAGGTGGGCAGGAACGATTTCTCACGATTCACGAGGACCTCTTGACGATGGGCATAGTATGTTTTGTTCAGAAAGGTCATCGAGCAAATGTTTCCAAGAAAGCCGCGCGTCCAGGAGGCACGACAGTGAAGACAATGGGGGTCTTCGATTGTCGATAGGAGATA